TGGCTCGCTTCCAGTATCTGGGTTTCTTATTGGCTGTGACTCGCTCTTTATACCTTAATGATAAAAAACAAGATTAGTCAAAACCAGTTCAGCAGTCGGAGAAACAACTTCCCAAAATGGTGTTGTGATAAGATACCCATTTGGAACCATACTTACTTCTGCAACTACCCCTTTTATGTATTCGAATTTAAGCACCTCCCCCATCCTTAAATCTTTTAACCTCTTCTTAAATTCATTTTTGTCTTTGGTGACTGTAACCATTGTCTCACCTCACTTAGAGCCTTTACTCCAGTTAACCCAACCAATAATATTTATAATAATAAAATAAATCTGTGCTAAAAGAATAAGATATAACCCTTTCATGATGTATAGAGAAATCCAAGCAGGACTACCAATAAGAAATACTAACCACCCAGCTCTTTTCTTGCGTGCTATTAATAATGCTCCGATTCCGGTAGCAATTAATGCCACAATTTCTAATATAATAAGCATTCCTTACTCCTTTAGATACCTTCTTCCTTATATCTTTAAATTATAAATTCAGCTCCTAAAGCTCTTTATATATACCGCTCTAAAATAAAAAATGCAAAAATTCACCAAAAAAGTATCAAAAAATAAATTACGTCTTGAAATTGTGAATAATTTAATAAACGAATAACTAAACTTGCTTTCCGGTAAAGACTTTGTAAATCATAAAGCTCGGCTTGCTTTTTCAACCTTTGATATGTATATAATGACTTTAAACCCAACTCTGCTAAATTTTTCTTTTCCTTTTCACTTTTCTGACTCCGGATCTCAATAAATAATAAAAGCCGCGCTAACAAAATCTTTAAAAATCTTCTAACAGCAATACTTCTCAAATACTTATAATAACGATTCAATAACCTATGCTTTCCATGCTGTAAAAAATAATCTACAAGAAATAATTCTTGGTCTGCTCCAGACAAATCTAAACGCATAAGCGCCTCTCTCGTGAATGTTTTACAATTTATGGGAGTCAACATCTTAAAAGTCGATAAAACTAGCTCATACGAAAATTCTGTGGCTAAATAAGCAACTGCATCAGAAGTCAGATCTATTTCTCCTATCTTCGCCCTTTTTTCTATAAAATCTTTCAATGCTTCAAAAGTCCCTGGCTTCGGACTACAATCAAGAAAACAAATTTTCTTGTCTTTCTTATAATTATCCATATACAGCTTCTTAAACTCTTTACTCTGATTAGAAACAAAAATAAAAATATAAGGCAATTCCTTACATTTATTGATCATCCTTTTTGTTTCTTCTCGATCATACCCGGCTTCTCCCCAATGAATAATTCGAAGATTATAGACTCCGCTCTTAGATGCTATAAAATACCACGCAATCTCATCTAAAAAGAAAACTGCCCGGTTTAACTTAATACCCTTTCGTTTATACTTTTCCTGAATCAAATATAAACAGTCTTGTACCGCTAACGAATTCTCTCCCTCAATCATATAAACATTCTGCCGAATAGACGAATTCCAATAATTAATAAATTGCTTATAAGTCACTCAGAAACTCCATGAAACTTATATAAAACAATCCAACTAAAAAATAATTTTGGGTCGAAAGGAGCAGCAAAACTATCCCAAACTTTTACAAATTTAGTATTCCTCATAAAAGAACATAAATTCAACTCTTCCTCTGAAAAATGCTCAGACCTTGAATACCACAATTTAAACCAATAATAATGATCTTGATCTACTTTATCCAAAAACGCACTCACAGCATTAAACTGAGTCCTATTAATCATATCCACTTTGCGTAAAAACTCAATAAGTGCCTCTCGTTTTGAAACTTGCTTTGTATCTACCATAAAAATCTCCTACCGGTACAATGAAAGCTTCTGCCGCATCGCCTTTAAAGCCAACCGAACACTCTCTCTTGAAACCCCCAATTCTTTAGCTATTTTCGAATTTATTACTCTGCCCTCTTCAAGAACACAAAAAAGAAGTTTTCCTAAAAGGATTCCTAAATCAATATTATATGCAATCTGACCAGATAGAATTTCTTTATAACAACAGATCTGACTCATCATTTCTTCCCAATCTACAAAAGAATCCTTTACAGTTTTTTCATTTTTAATGCCTTCTGATATTCCCACAACAGTTCTCCTTTCCTTTGAAAGCTTTTCACGAATACTATAACATTTTTTTCTTACATAGCTGGAAAAAAATGCCTCCAGACTTCCTTTTCGTTTATCAAAAGTAGACTTAAAACTTTTACTGCATAAAAGAAAATCTGAAGTTATATCGTGTGCTATTTCTCTTATCTCAAATAAATCCACGCCGGAAACCGATCTCGAAACAACTCCAACCGCAATCGGTTTCAAATTTGTGTAAAGACCAGCATAATTAATCAATTTGTGTCTCCTTTAAAATTTAGTGGTTCGCCTATAATTCTAGTCTCTTTAAAAATCAAAATCAAGGAAAGACTAAAATTAAATCTTCTCATAAGTCTCTTATTTAAAACAAGTTACATCAAATTAAATTTTTTTCAAAATTTAGGCAGTAAAAATCCTCTCAACCTAATTGACCACTAACGTTCTTTAATAAAAGCAATATTTTCGGCAGGAACATCTATTTTAGAATTATCAGGACTAAGATAAAACTGGACCCACCAGGGACCTATATATTCTTCATCAGACCTCCTCCTAAAATATCGATACCCATCTGCATACAAAACCATAGGTGTCCCAGTTTCTGGATTTTCCTTTGGCTCTTTCAAACAAATAATTAACCTTGCCTTAGAAGGATCTCCATAACCATACTTAGTTAAACCGGAATTTGATTCTGATTCATTCATGTTCTCTCTCCTTATTTATATTGAAAATGAAAAATATCATTTAATTCCCAATCTCCACCCCAAGTCCCTTTAAATATTTTCTTCCAAAGAGAACCAAGGCTCTCGTAATCCGAAGTACGTTCCCAAACACAAGCACCATCTTTCACTATAGCTAAATCAATAGCAAGCCAATCTTGATGAAAAGACCGCCTCACCACCCCATCACAATTTGTTACTATTCTCCCCGGTTCTGTACGTCCCTGGGCATATCTCGCGACCTGCTGTTCCTTTGTACGATGGAAGGTGGTTATTATGAACCTAATCCCCAACACCTGTGCCATAACTGTAAAAAGAGCAAACTTCTGAAAAAATATAACACGTTTTATTGTATTACTCATGGGCTTTCTTGCGTCTTTCATAACCAACCAAATGAGTAGAAACCCTATGTTCGCCTTTCCCCTTGCTATACCAACCGGCTCTACAGCGCTTATGTACTCTTTGATAAGGATTACAAGTAACTAACCTTTTACCACAATACCAACAATACCTATAAAAAACTCGTTTCTCTTCCTTCTTCATAATTTAAGATTTATTAAACTCAACCTTAAAAAGAATACCCATAATTAAAGTCAAAACCGCAATAAGAGACTCTACAGGAAGATTTAATTCAAAAGATTCATTTGCGACAACAAGGAGTGCTGAAACAAGACCTAACCAAAATTTAGGATCTCCAAATTTATTAGCCTGCTTTTTTAAAGTCGCTAAATCTAACTTAGCCTCTAATAAAACATAGACCAAAAGTGAAGAAATCCCTGCAATTACTGCGGTCGGGTCAATAGAAAGACCAAACTGCTTATCAAAATACGTAATAACCGCTCCTAACAATGCAACCACAGTTGCTATTGTTTTTCGACTAATATTCATTTTTTTCTCCTTTCATTCATTTTAAATAATTATCAATTAATCTGTCAAGGGTTCTACTCCAACCCGGAGCTATTTTTTTAAATAATAACCAATTTAAGTAATGACTAAATTCATGAAAAATTAATCTCGAAGTCTTCCATAAATTCTTCTGCTTCGTTATTAAAATTAAAGGATTTTTGTAAGAAATATTAACAAAAAAACCACCAGCAATTTTAACTTTTTTTCCTAGAACAATGCCCACATTCTCACAGCTATAATTTTTTAAATCCACCCAAGTTCTTAAATAAAAAACACTTTCACGCATTCTCATTTTCAAAACTCCAGTGGTTTCTGGCTCCTGTATAATAAATCTTGGAAGCTTCTTCATTTAACAACTCTCCTTTACTTCTTAAATTCACCATACTTTTTTTCCACCGATAACGCATACCTCAAACTAGCCTTTGGTGTTCCCTTATCATAAGCTTCCATCAAACTAGAAACCGCACGAGTACCCCAATTATAACGACTCAATGCCAACTTCCAATCATCTTTTGAAGCAACACCAAAAGCTATAAAACGCCTCTGTAACGTAATTAAACAATTAACCCCAATCATAAAATTCATAACAGGGTCTTTTAAATAAGAAATAACCTCCTCTCTAGACAAACCCGGCATATTAAAATTCTTCTCAAGAACCCCAGTAGCAGTCAAAGGCATAACCTGCATTAAACCAATAGCCCCCACATAACTCTCAGCCATAGGATTAAAACCACTCTCAACCTCAATAACAGAAAAAATTTTCCAATAATCTAAACCAAGAGGATATGTTGTCCCTGAGGATCCATATTCCTTATGATATTTATAGGTCTTAACTGATAAATCCCTGATTTCTTGATGAGACAAATATTCTCCGGCTTTAGAAAACCAAATATCCTCTATAACCTGATAAAGCATTATATCATCACTAACTTCTTTAAAAGATTCTATTTTAGTTACCAGGTTATTGTTTTTTTCCTCCAACCCTTCTAACCTATGGCTAACAAAGTAAAAACATAACAATGAAGCAAAAATTAAAAGAAAAAACAAAACAACCAAAATACCCATAAACACATCTCTCTTATTCATCTTATAGCCTCCAAATCAAGATCACTTTCAACTTCATCCCCCCAAACATCCCAACCATACCGCCTCTCTCTAGCAAAAAGCTCTATTTTATTAAAACCCTCTCTATCAGATACTTTATTAATAAAATGAATAAGCATAAGAGGCTTCTCTGAATGCCGCGACCCCCTCGGAGCTAAAATAGCAGTCCTTCCCTGTTGTCTTTTACCATCCACTACTTTGTAAGGGAGCATACCTCGAACACCAAATAAACAATGCTCAGTCTGCCCCCTAAAATATTGACCTAAGCCTATTCTATCCTTCACCCACGTAATTATAGTCTTATAATCAAAACCCCAGGCTTTCATAACTTTTAAACCATCTGGCAGAAAATTATTAGTAACCCACAAATACAAATGACAATTATCATCGGCAATCTTTGCTACTGGCAATTTAATAATATCCTCTGTCTTCATCAAAGAATAATGCCTATCGGCTCCTCTCTTTATACGACCTCCCCCTCTCTCATACCATGGAGGATCCGCATAAATAATCTGATATTTTTTCATCTCTCATCCTTTCATTTCTTCTATTAATTGTTTCATATAAGCATGACCACTAAGCTCTTTATTATAAAGATAAGGTTTTACTTCTTTATCAATAAAATCTAATCGAATTGGATACCTCCAAGTCACTCCCTTTGTCGGATGCACTCCATAAAATAACTGAGTCGGTCTATCATAAGTAAATAGTTTACTGAATGCATATTCTGTTCCACCAATAACACTACCATTTAAAAGGATTTCTCCATTAACCTGATCTAGCTCTCCTGTATTATGAAAATGACCAAGGTTAACATAGTTCAGAATCTGATCCTTTCTCCCTACAACCTCCCGCAATTGAGCTGTCTTTCTCTGAATTCCATACCAAGGTACACCCGCCCAGCTTCTGATATTATCTCCATGAAGATTTAAGAATAACCAATTATATATCTTCTTAGTCAAAAAGAAAGACTTAGGAAAACTACATTTAATTCTATTATTAACTGCTAGAAAAGTACCCATGAATTGATAGAAGACATAATCCCAATTCACGTGTGGTCTTTTTGAAGGTTTCTTTTTTGTCAACCTTCCATGATTACCAACTACTCCATAAACCTCTACTTCAGGAAACACCTGAGACAATTCCAGGATCATTTGGGCTGTCACAAAAGAACCATTCAAAGTCTGAAAAATCACATCCTCAGAATTTTCAATTAGCTCTTGATGAATCAGACCACTTACCATATCCCCAAGACAGAAAATAATCAGCCTAGGGATTTCCTGATTATTTAAGTAGTTAACTCTCAAATTATGAACCGCATGTGCAAGATATCTCAACCTCTTATTCATAATCAAAAAGTCATACTCACCCAAACCAATCATGGCTTCTCTGTCTACAATCTCTCCAGTATGAAGGTCGCTTAATAACAAAACCGCAGTCTCTTCCGTCTTTACCCGCTGCTTATCTGGTACCCACTTCAATTCAACACTAGGAAGTGCCTTTACTTCTTCCTTTATAGTATTAACCAAACGCTCTTCTAAAGAGAGCTCTCTAGTTATTGCAGTATACTTATCAGATAACAACTTTAACTTATCCTTTAAATCTTGAATTGTGCGGTCTCTTTCAACCCGCCTTTTCACAGGAAGCTTCTCCTCCTTTTCCAATAACCGCTTCTTCTCTACCGGCACCCTTCCCATATAAGAAATTCCATTTTTATTTAAAAATTTATTTATTCCCTCTATTGTCCTAGGAGGAAATTTTTTATTCTTGTTATGCTCTTTCATAATATCCTTAGGATGCAACCCCTTCTCATTTAAAGAAAGAACAAATTTCTTTTCTTCAAAAGTCCAATGAGCACCAGCCATAAGATCTTCTCCTTAACTTATTTTTTATACAGTCTCTCATAAATAGCCAGCTTCTCTTTTAAATTTTCATTTTCAAGTTGTATCCAATAAAACTTTTGAACAAAACCCTCACTTACTTCCCAATGACCATTCTCCATCTTTCCAAAAACCTTAACTTCTCCCACAGGCACCAAGACTACCCTAGACTCCCGACAACTTCCGATTAATAAGCTGATTAATAGTATCAGCATCACCGGACCGTAGAGCTTCCATAAACTTCTGTTTTTCTTTCTTATCATCTTTTCCTATCTCCTAAACTTCTGTTTTTCTTTCTTATCATCTTTTCCTATCTCCCCTAAAGCATTAATTAATTTTTCAGAAACTTCTGGTTTTAAAATGCTTAAAATTTGAGATATTAATTTAGAAATTTCACCTATAGGCAGGGCTTGCATTTAAAATTCTCCATTACTTCTCTACTTATTAATACCTTAATTTTTTAATTTTTGCAACTTTTTATTTTTTATCAAACAGTGAAACTTGTTCGCCTTTTACTCTTTTTATAGCCATATCACAATATTCTTTGCTAATATCTATGCCTATATAATTTCTTCCAAGTTCTTTTGCGACCTTGCAAGTAGTTCCACTTCCACACATTGGATCAAGTACAATATCCCCTTTATTGGTCCACGAATTTATATGATCCCTTACCAGCGCACAAGGAAATGGAGCCGGATGCCCTTTTGCCTCTTGGTCCTCTGCTTTTTTTCCAACTACATACTCCCAAATGTTTCCTTTCATCTTTTGCTTTTTTACTGGTTTTGCCAGTTTTGTCCTTTTTTGTTCGCCTTTAGAATAATTTTTATAAGTAGTTCCATTAAGCTCTAATCCAGCATGAAGACAGTCAATTTTTATGGGATTATGTGTTTTAACTGCTCCCTTACTAAATACAAACATATATTCGAATACATTCGTGTATCTTTTTCTATAAATTTGTGGAATTGGATTTGTTTTCTGAAAAATCATTGTGTCATGTAGATTAAATCCAATTTCTTTAAAATAAAGTGCTTGCTTAAAACTAGATCCTGTTTCGCTTCCCTTAATTGTCGCATCACCAACAACCCAAACAACGATCCCGCCCGGCTTAGTAACTCTAAAAAGTTCTTTCGCTATTTCCTCAAATAGAAATGTATAGCCATTATAAGTTCTAAGGTTGTCATATGGCGGCGATGTTACTGTGAGGTCAACAGAATTCTCTTCAAAATTTTTCATAACCTCTACACAGTCGCCTACAATTATTTTGTTTAGATATTGCTTTAACATAGTTAGGTTATGTTGAATAATCCGTTATCAAAAACAGATTTAATAATCTTTATTTTATTTTCTATCTTACTCATCGCGATGAGTTCCCTACTTATTAATACCTTAATTTTTTAATTTTTGCAAATTTTTATTTTTTTATTGAAAATTTATTTTTTATTGAAAATTTAATCACAAAAACGTATTATAAAAATAGAGCAAAGAGGGAGTAAAAAATGTTTAAAATTGAACTCCGATGCTTAAAAAAATTATTGGTTTTCTGGTTATCAAACTTCTGGTCATCTCCTGGTGCCCAGCTATGCAACAGGTACTCTATTCCTCCTGGCTTAATTTATATGCAGAACCCTTTAAAAATCCATTTGAAACCGTCATAATAATTACCAAAAAAGGAGATGTTTTTTATTTCTCAAACCACCTCGACTCAACTGTTCGCCTTCCATTAGAAAACCTCATACAAACTCTTAAACAAAAAAATTCCAAAATTGAAGATATTATTCTTATAATACATAACCATTTTAGAAATCCAAACCCCTCCCCTGGCGATAAAGCTTACCTAAGATCTTTAATCAATAAAGGATTCCATGGATTTTTTGGTGTTTACCACACCCCCACCAAAACTATTAAATGGGTAAAATATAAAAAACGCCCTGAATCGCTTTCTAACGAACAAACTCAAAACATTAGGTAGAAGAACATTACTATTAATATAAACTTCAACCCAAACCTTAAAAATAGAGGAAATTCCCACCATTTATTCCTCTTCCTTCTTCTTTACTCGGTAAATCGTTTCTTCTTCTAATTCTTCCCCTTCACGTAATTGATATTTATCTCCAACACATTCTACAACTCTTAAACGTGTACGAGAATATCTACTTCCATTAAAATCAAACAGCTCCATAAGCTCCCACAAGAACTCTTTCCTACCTTCAATATCCGGCTCCTTTAAATCAGTTTCAAATTTAAAAATTTGCCTCCTAGAAGGCTCTTCCCGCTCCTTCTCAATCATTAAAACCCCATTTACAGCCGTTATAAGTATTAAAACCATTTTAACTTTTCTCCTTCCCAAAAATCTTCTTCCTCAAGCTCTCCTCAGCCCTTCTCAACGCCGGCTTTCCTCCAATTCTGCCCTTTTTATAGTCTCTCCGCAACTGCCTCCGCCCTTCTTTAAAAATCTTATTTAACCTCCGTTTTGTCCTCTCTTTTTCTTTTAATAACCTCTGCTTTCGATGAACTTCTCTCCTCTCTTGTACTTCCTCAGGATGTGCTTTATTCCACATCCTTTTCTCCATCATCCACTTTTTAAGTCTCTCCTTTTTTTCTTTTTTCTTTCTTCTTTTCATTCATCACTCCTTTTTCCCCATACTTTTGTTATTTTCATTCGATTTCTCCTTAAAGTTATCCCGAATATCACAAAGGACTTCTATGATAAATTCAAAACCCCATCGTAAAATCAATGCCATATCGGCAGTGTTTGTTCTACAGGAAGTTGTTTGTAAAAAACCACTTACTATTTCCTCTTTACTTCTTTGTTTAGTCATTTCTTGCCCCTTACCCTTTCATTCCATGCCTCTTTAGCACCCTGACTTGTATGTGCTTTCGGACCAAGAGCTCCACAATATTCACAACGAATTTGAATCGGTTCGATTTGTGGTTCCAAGAAAAAATTAAATAATTTCTGCTTACGACTGCCACAAAATGGGCAAGGTTTTAATTCGATTTGTTTAGTCATTTTCATCTCCTTCTTGGGAGTTTTAACATACTGCGGAAATCTGTAGGTGCAGTCTTGGCAATATACGTTTAGAAACTCGACCCCTGACCAGTCAGAATCACGATAAGGACTAAACACCCCCCCACCAATCTGGTATGTTCGTCGTGTTTTTCCACCGCACTTAGGACATTTAGGCGGATTCTCTGTAAAAGGAACCCTATCCTCTGGATAGTAAGTGTAATCACTCATTTTTCATCTCCTTTCGTTTAATTTTATCAATAAATTTTCTAAGCATCTTAAACGCTCCTTAATTTGTTCTATATTCAAAGCTATTACTTTTCTTCTTGTTTTTATTGGCAAGGAAGTGGTGTTTGAAGTTTCTAAAATATCATCTAAAAATTCATATATTTCTTCTACTTCCTTGATTTTAACCTTATCAATAAGATAGCTCATTTCTTACCTCTTTTCATAAAATCCACTGAAAAAACGAAATTTAAAATGACTAAATGAAAGTACTTATAACCTGGATTAATATCAAAATAAATCTCAATGATGTTAATGGGAAAAACCCCGCCGGCTTTTAATGAGTTCCCTTTCCACATATTTTCAAACTTTAATCTCATCCTTTGCCTCCTTTGTTGGCTTGCTCCTTCTCGCTTTTCAATTCTTGGTAAATCTCACCAACGGTCTTATTGCAAATTTTACAAATAACTTCTTGCCCTGGTTTTAAATGACTTTGGATATGTTCAACAAATATGTCCCCTTTTGATTTTTCTCCCCAGGCTTTGTAAATCTTGGTGATATCAGAAAATTCGATATACAATGCCTCATCTGTATCTTCAATCCATATCTTGGTGATATCAGAAAATTCGATATACAATGCCTCATCTGTATCTTCAATCCATTCGCCATTTAAATTCTTCTCAAGGCTGTTGATAATAACACATTCAGGCTCAGATTGCTCTGGCTTCCTTGCCACTCTTTTATATTTTTCGCCTTCTTCTAGCACAATCTCTTTTGATTCATTTTTCATTGGATTCCTCCTTCCCCCAAGCTTTCACTATCTTTTGATGGGCATCCAAAGGTAACTCACTGGTAATTTTAAACGTTCTCCATTCTACAATGCCTCGTAATCTTTGTTCTTTCACCGCAATAAATTGACCTTCTTTTTCTGCAATCATCCTTAAATCATCTTCTTCCCAAATAACTATAATCTCTTTTGATTCATTTTTCATTGGATTCCTCCTTACTATCTACTTTTTTTGACCACACAACAACATAACTCCCCACAGCCCGGTAATCAAAAAAATAATGCCCTCCCCTTTCTGTCCTCTGCCAGAAAAAAATCCAAAACATCGTTTTTCTTAATTCTGATATAATATCCTCATTACCAGACCACCCACCTGTATGAAGCTCAAAACCATCTTTTCCATTGTCAACAAAAAAATTATCATAATGCCATATAGATTTGAGATGAGACAGCATTTTAGGGACTTTTTCCTTTATCGGAAGCTCTAGTTTGTCAATCTCGTGTATCCTCTCTAGTTGCTCCTTCGTCGGGTACATATTCATTTCTTGCCTCCTTTGTTGGATTGCTTCTTCCCCCCAAGTTTTTCCTTTAGCACTTTGATGCAGTATTTAAGGGATTTGATATCATAATCAATATGAGGCATTGGTTCTCCTGTGCTTTTTTTTAATAAATTGTAATTAACAATCATCCATTCCAATTTTGTAATCCACCTTTCCAGCATTTTTCGTTCCTGTTCTTTTGGTTCATTTGTCATCAGATTGCTCCTTTAATAACTTAATTCCATAATCTATGATTAGGTCTCTTCTTCCATCAACATACTTGCCAGCCTTAGTAACAGCCGAAACAGCCCAAGCAACAACCCTAACGACAGCCCTAGTAACTCCTATTTCAGCAACATAAGTAGCCTCAATCAACTCAACAACAGACCTTACAGCATATTGAATGGCATCCCTAGTGTCTTTTGTTGCCTTTCGATAACATCCATCCTCGATTATAGGTAATGCAATAAACTCAACACAATATGCAGCAAATCTGACCCTGTCTCTCTTTGTTTTAATGAGTCTCGGAATAGCCCAACACAACCAATCATATTTATCCCTAACCTCAGACTTGCGAAGCCTGTCAATTAACTCAAATACATCTTTTGTCCCCTGTTCTTCAATCCACTTTACAGCCTCGTCACAAGGCTCCCATTTTTTAATCCATGCCTTTGTTATCTTCATTTAAAACTCCTCACCAGGATCATTTTCTGAAAACCCAGCGTCTATCTGCTTTAACCAAGCAATAAAACTGTAAACCGCGATCTTAAAATAATTAACCTCCTGCGGCTTCCCCCCAGCTCTCTTTGCATTCACAATCTCCCCTGTGTACTTTATAATGTTCCCCATAATCCAGTTGGCTTTATCATGACTGCTCCCCCCATCAAGAGCCTCAGTAATCAGATCAGTGAATTCCTTGTCTTCTGATAATGCATAACGCTCTCCCCCACATTTCCACTGGGATTCACAACCCTTTAAAAATTTATCCCAATAAGCTTTCTTTTGCCTCACAGATGTATTCATAATATCACTCCTCTTTAACTTTTAATAATACTTCCTCCCAAGTCGTAAACTGTATAGCACGATCATCTATATAATAATCCGCCAGCGGCTTGCCTCTCCCTAACCAAATCGAATCATAAATAATACCATACTTCTTGAAGACCCGCTTCACCCTTTCTAAAGCACCTTCAAGCGTCTCCTTGCAGCCTTCATACGCAGCAGGAGAAAAACGACAGGAATAAATTATAACCCGGAAACCCCTTCTCCTTAATTCTTTAAGACCTTCAACCGCACCAGGCTTCGGCTCTCCAAAATAATAAAACCCCCCTTTCTGAAATTCTTCCCAATCAAACTCCAGTATAGTCCTGTCTAAATCAACCGCTATATACCTTTCAAATTTTTTCACCGGCTCTCTTTTTCTCCTCTCTATATGTACCCCTCTCAGTGACTTTTTGCAATAAGTATCTTCCTCCAGGTAAATGCATAACTATTTCCACCTCGATGGAAAATCTGAAAATTTCAGGGTGCCGGGTGTTGCCCCTATGGTACCTAGATAACACATGCAAAATTGTCAATCTTTTTTGCGTTTTGCCTGGGGCGGGTGAACTGGCATGATTCTTGCTATATGCAAGAGTTGTGCCAAATTAATTTAATGTAAGTTATTGATTATAAAACATTTACACTGTTCAATATCTGAACACATAAAAAAATACTGTTATAAAAATTATACGTAAATCATTGATAATAAAGAAGTTAACAGGACAAGTTAACTTGTTTAAAATCAATAACTTACACGAATTGATAAGCTAGTCAAATAAAAACTTTAAACTTTTTTCTTTTCTCTTCCAAGCTATTGATAATAAAAAAGATACAAGCAAAAAATAATACTAACATACTTGACAA